GTTGAGGATGCCACACAGATAACCGCAAAACTGTAACTCAACAACCTTAAAGAGAAGGACTGTAAAATGGCGAACTCAATAGATACCGCCTTTATTAAACAGTTTGAATCAGAGGTTCACATGGCTTATCAGCGCATGGGTTCTAAATTGCGGAACACAGTGCGTACAGTAAGTAATGTGAGTGGTTCAGTAGTTCGATTCCAAAAGATCGGCACTGGCTCTGCTTCAACTAAATCACGCAACGGTTTGGTAACTCCTATGGAACTAGCCCATACCACAGTAGAAGCAACAATGGCTGACTTCTACGCCGCCGAGTACATCGACAAGCTAGATGAACTCAAGACAAACATTGATGAGCGTCAGGCTGTAGCTAAATCTGCCGCCGCCGCACTTGGTCGTAAAACTGATGAGATTTTGATTACAGCTATGGATGCTGGTGCAAACTCAACTCAGATCCACGACACAAGTTCTGCTTTGGAAAAAGCTGATCTGCTGTCTTTGTTTGAGACATTCGGCTCTGCTAATATTCCAGAGGACGGTGGACGCTATCTTGCTATGCACCCGAAAGGTTATGCTGACCTGTTTGCTATTACAGAGTTTGCTTCTAGCGACTTTGTAGGTGAGCAGAATCTACCTTACGCTGGTGGCATGAGCATGAAAGAGTTCTTGGGCTTCAAAATCTTTTCAACATCAGCCGTAACTGCTGGTAAAAACATGGCATACCACACATCTTCTGTGGGTCTGGGTGTTGGTGCTGACGTTACCACTGAGTTGAATTACGTTCCAGAGCGTGTCTCACACCTTGGAACTTCCATGATGTCAATGGGTGCTGTTGTTATTGATGACAACGGTATCTATGAAGTCTTAGACAACAACTAATAGGAGATATTGAAATGGCTTTTAGTGCTACAGGATTATCTCGGTTAGCTGGTGCATCAAACATTAACTTGTGGGCTTACACAACTACAGACGCTATTGCGGCTGTTAACTCTGCTGGTTATTTTAACGATGCGGCAAATATGCTAGCTATTAGAGATGTTATAATTGTGGCTGACACAAACACTCCTACAACAAGTTTTGTAAGTGTTTTGTCAAATACTGGCACAGTAGTAGATGTGTCTGATGGCACAGCTATCGCTGAAACAGACTCAGACTAAAGGAGTGGGGGGCTTCGGCCCCCCTCGCTATACATGACAGTTACCAGTACAACCGCCGATTCAGCTATTGATATTTGTTCTAGGGCTTTGATTCTTATTGGAGCAAACCCAATTACTTCATTTGATGAAGGTAGTACAGAAGCACTTGTGGCTGTTAATATGTATGAAGATGTAGCTAGAGCATCATTAGTAAATACAAGGTGGAGATTTGCCACCAATCAGGCAGTAATGAATTTACTAACAGATATACCTACTGGTCGTTATGATCGTGCACATCAGCTACCTAATGACACCTTAATGGTTCACTCAGTTACAATTAATGACAACTTAATTGATTACCAGATTTATGGTGACAAAGTATTTAGCGATACAACAACAAGCGATAGTTTAATAATTGATTACACATTTAGGGCAAATGAAGAAAACTGGCCTTCATACTTTGTCATTGCTGTTGAATATGCGCTTGCCAATATCTTTGCCACATCTATTGCAAGAGATGCTAGCCTTGCACAACTTATGCAATCTGCTGGCACACAAACTATGGCAAAGGCTAGAAGCCTTGATTCGCAACAACAGACAACACGCAGTATCCCAACATCGAGGTTTATTACTGAAAGGCGAAGTTAATGGCTCGTATTCGCGTACCTATTAGCAACTTTCAGTTTGGAGAAGTCAGTCCGTCTTTGGTTTCAAGGACGGATACGCCTATCTACAATAACTCTGCTAAGAAGGTAGAAAACTTCTTCTTACGCAATGAAGGTGGATTACTTAAAAGATTTGGTACGGAAAAAATCTATGAGTATGACACTGCTGTAGAAGCGACAACATGCACAATAACAGTTAGTGATTATGCTAATATTGCTACTGGCTCTACTTTAGTTTTGTTTACTGGCAGTGATAAAATTACACTAGAGTTCGAGGCTTCTAGTGGAGAAAGCCCTTCATCTCCTTCTGGCAACACTCATTTTGTTAGGGCAAATGAAAGTAATAATACAACTGCTGATAACATTTTTACTGCTCTTAATGCAGTAACTGGATTTACTGTAGCTAATCCATCTGCGGCAGTAGTGACTGTAACTAGAGATACTCCTGTAAATCCCACTGAAAACTTAACTGTAACATCTTCTGATACGACCAGATTAGCTGTTACTGATTTTACTGGCGGTACAAAACAACAAGTACGAGTTGTGCCGTTTATCTTTTCTGATGATGAAAGATACATAGTAAGTCTTGAAAACGCTAAGATAAGAGTATTTCAGATAAGCCCAACAACAGGCGCAATATCTTTGGTTCAAACATTAACAGCCGATACATCATCTGCGGCTATACCATTTAGCGATCTGATTGTTTCTGAACTAACATACGCACAAGCTGGCGATGTTATGTTCATAGCGCATCAAACCTTTATGACACGCAAACTTGTAAGAACTAGCCTTACAACATTCCAATTAGAAACACTTACATTTGATGAAAGTCCAGATGGGTTCAAGGTACATCAACCATTCTATTCATTTCAACCAGTAGGCATGACCCTTGATCCTTCTGCTGATAATGGTAATGGCATAACTTTAACTACAAGTGCGGCTTACTTTGATATAACAGGAAGTCAATCTGGCGGTAACTATGCTGATTCAAAACACATTGGGGTAACACTTCGTTACCATGAAAATGAAATTATAATCACTTCTGTCCAGTCAGCAACACAAGCAACTGGTAACGTAACTGACAAGTTAGAAGTCAAACTTGCTACAGACGCTATAGAAACAACTGATGGGAGTGCAAATATACGCATTACATTCCCGCTTCATGGCTTGGCTGTAAATGATAGCATAGTCATTAGTGAGGCTGGTGGTGTAGGAGGTATATCGGCAAATCAAATCAATGGCACTGAAGCTGTACAAGAGGTTATTGATGAGAATGTAATTGTTGTAACTGCTGGTGCTAATGCTAATGCTTCTACTATTGGTGGCGGTTCACCTAAAATTAAAACACATGCCACCACTACAGAATGGGGTGAGCAATCATATAGCACACTACGCGGCTTTCCTGCGGCTGTAACGCTACACGAAAACAGATTGTGGCTAGCTGGTACTGTTGCACAACCTGATGGTATATGGGCTAGCAAACCAGCATCATACTTTGACTTCGATGTAGGTGATGGTGAAGATGGCGATGCTATTGATCTGACTGCGGCTATTGGTGAGATTAATACTATACGCCATTTAACCTCTAATCGTGATCTACAGATATTTACAACGACATCAGAAATGTACATACCTTCATTTACTGAGAAGGCTATCACGCCAACAAACGCACAGATACGCAGACAGACGCCATATGGCAGTAACTTTGTACGTCCAGAGTCATTTGATGGTGCAACAATATATGTGCAAAAAAATGGATCTGTTGTACGCGAGTACATATTTTCAGATTCAGAAGCGGCTTATGTAGCCACTGGTATATCTGTTTTATCACCGCATTTAATTAACTCGCCTGTACAAATGTGCATCCTTAGAGGAGCTATTAACCGTCCTGAGTCATATGCTTTTGTATTAAACCTTGATGGCACAATAGCTGTCTTTACATCTAACAGAGCAGAACAACGTGCAGGGTGGTCGCAGTGGACTACTAATGGAAGATTTGATTCTGTTTGCACAGTAGATGATAGAGTGTTCTGTGTAGGCAGATTTGATCTAGGTGCTGGCACTGAGAAGTTTATTCTTATGGAGTTTAACTCTGCTATGAATATGGACTTCTCTGATAAGTTTGTTGGCACTGCTGGTGTATTTGATGTGTCTAGTCACTTTGCTAATGGAGCAAAGGTAAAGGTTGTTAATGATACTGATTACCTTGGCGAGTTTACTGTTGCTAGTGGCAATGTAGATGTGTCTGCTATACAAGAAATAACAAATGCTGAAATTGGCTATGACTTTAATGTTGAGGCACAAACACTACCGATTGATGCTCAGATAGCGGGAGGGCCACTCACAGGCGAACCTCGCTCTGTTAACAGGGTAGTGGTAGATCTATTAGATACCTTGTCTGTGTCGATTAATGATAAGAATCTAGTTATTCGTCAGGTAACAGATGATTTTAGTCTTTCAAGAACGCCTGTTACTGGCAAAGAAGAATTTAGATTATTGGGTTATAGCAAAGATCCAGTAGTTACAATTAAACAAACAGCACCATTATCATTGCAAGTTAATGGTATTATAGCAGAGGTATCGTTCTAATGGCTATTCCACTAGGTATTCAGATTGCCGCTACTGGCCTTTCAATGCTTTCAAGTTTGCAACAAGGCAAGGCTATTAAACGTGAAGCGGCATTTAATAGAGAGCAATACAAGCAACAGGCTATGCAACAAGAAATTGCTGGTCTTGAAAGGGCTAATATTAGGACGCAACAATATAGAACTGCTGAGTCTGCTAACCAATCTTTCCAAGCGTTTCTTAATAGAGATACGTCAGACATGTCTTTGAGATCATTTATGAACAGGCAAAAAGAAATAGCTTTTTCCGACATCTCTGCTATCGAGTCTGGTGCATTACAAGAAGCATCACAAAGCAGAACCCTTGGGCAAATGGAATCATTCAAAGGTCAGACTGCAATAAGAACATCTTATCTTAACGCGGCTAGTTCATTAGCATCTGGCATTTATCGTTATCATATTTATAAATAGGTGAATCATGGCGGTTATTAGGCAACAAAGACAAAACATAACAAAGCCAATCGGTGTTATTCGCTCTGATACAGGATTGTCTGAGCAGTGGGCAAGTGTCGGTCGCCTAGCTGATACTATGATTGAGTCATCTTTTAATGAGTTAAAGCGTGAAGCAAGAGAAAAAGGTATAGAAACAGCACAGGCCGCATCTGCCGCCAACATTAGAACTATTGATCCTATTACTGGTGAGCCAGAAGCGTTTAACATTCCGTCTGGCTTTGGAGTTGAGGCAAGAACAGCGTATCAAGATATTATTGAACGCCGTTACGTATCGCAAACTGAACAAGATTTTAGTGCAGAAGCGCAACGATTAGCAATTCTTTATCAAAATGATTCCAATGGGGTGGCTAAGTTTAAGACAGACTTCGGAACTTATATTGAAAACGCAAAGGGTACGGCAGTGCCTAAGTTTGCAAACATTATTGAAAATATTGGAAGCGCAATGCTGGCTTCCAATTCTCTTAACTTAATGAGCAAACAGAGTCAAAAACAGCATGAAGAAAATAGACAGCAAATTGAACTAGATGTAAACGATCTTGCCAATAAAATAGAATCTTTAATTGGTTTAGGCGATTCTAAATCTTTAGAAGATGCTCGTAACGCTTCTTTTTTAGCTGAAGAATTAATAGAAAAAAATGTTGATGGTGATGTTCAGTTTATTAGTAATGCAGAAGCAAAAAAATTAAGGCGAACTGTTAGTCTTGCAAAGGCTAGAGGCGCAACAAGACGCATAAATCAAATTATTTTAGATAATGAAGATCTAGAATCTGGCGATATAAATGATTTACAAATAGTTTTGCAAACAGGAAATGTAGAAAATATTTCTACTTTGCCCGAATCTTTACAAGATGTTGCGTCTGAATTGATGAGCAATGAAGATTTTAATACTCATTTTGACGCAATTAATACTGATTTGCGAGGAATCCAAGCTAATTTAGGGCAATCAGAAGCAGATGAAAGGATGCGTCAAACCGATATTGATCAGGAAGAAAAGCAAAAAGAGGATGATGAAAAAGTACAGTTAAAGCTTGGCATTAAACCTGAGGCGCAAAAAGTTAATGATACTTTAGATAAGCATATAAAAAGCAGTGATCTTTTTGCGGCACAGGACACATTAAATGCTTGGTTTGGTAAGTTAGATAGCATAGCTCAGAAGCTAGAATCTGACATTGATACAACAACAGCAAAGAAAAGAACAAGACAGCTTTTATTTGATCGTCTAATTAAAGATGTTAATGGTGTAACTGACTTAGAAGAAGCTACAGATTTTCGTGATTACATTGATAACGAAGGAGATTTAAAAGTTGATCTTCCTGATGATGTACAAGCCATAGCTGACTTTATAATTAAAAACGCTGAGTTTGATGTTGATAGAGATTCTATTGGTGCTGATACACAGGCTATTGTAACAGCTAAAAGGGCTGTTATAAATCAAAATTCTTTGTCTGCATCTAAACAAAATATACGAGAAAGTTTCATAAATAGTATAGGAAGCCCAACAACAAAAAGTCATCAAAATGAAATGGAAGAAATTATTTTAAATGGACGACCATCTTCTTTCTTTCTGACAGCAGATGCAATAAACACACAAGAACAATGGAAACCTAAAGTTTTAGCAAGTGGTGGTGTAATTCCAAGCACTCCTGTTGGTATTGTTAAAAGTGCTATTTCTGGAATGGTTGATGATCCAGCTAGAATTAATTTAGCTGTTAGTTACTTTGGAATGTTTTCTAGTGTTAGAGTTAAAGGCTCAACGCAAGAAAAAAACCTTTGGCAAAATGTTTTGTCAGCAGAGGAATTTAGTGCATTTGAAGAAACTCTTTATGCGGCAAGCATGTCAGAAAATGGCATCAATGACTTTCCAAAGATTGCGGCTACATTATCAGATGCAGTAAACAACGAAAGTAAATATCAAGAAAAAGTAAAAAAAGTGCTTGATGAGGGTGAAACTTTAGAGGGGCTTCTTCAAGGTATTGTTGGAACCAACAATGCAAATGTTTTTTTAGAAATGAACTCTTATCTAAAATACAAAATTGCTTCTGGCAATAAAGATAAAGATACAATTATTAGTGATATGACTCGCTATTATGAGCAACATTATCACGATACACAGGGCGTAGTTATCGATCCTGCATTTGGTCCAGTAGGTAAATCTAGGCAAGCATTGTCAGGTGTTTTTGGTGATAATGTTTTGCCAGCAGTAAATTACTTAAACAAAGTAGTTGCAGATCTTGGGATCAAAGATGCACGATTTGGATTGTCATATAAAGCTTTAGCTAGAGAACAACTTATGCCAAGGGATACTTATCAAAATGTAATTGAAGAAGAAATTGGTACAGAAGATATACAAACTGTAAAAGGTAAAACAAGATTACAATTACAGCCTATGCGGTACTCGGGAACAGTAGCAGAAAATGTTCAATACATGGCTGTGGTTTTAGATAAAGATGGTGGACTTGAGCCGTTTACATATACCTATGTAGATGACAAAGGAAGGACCGTTACAGATTTTCTTTATGTGTATCTTGATGACATTAAGAGAGGTGTTGCTAGATAATGCCTGTACTAGATCCGTTTTCACATAACTCTTTGTTATACAGAGGCGCACAGACACAACTTGAAAGGGACGATCCTAGTTACTTTGAGGTTGTTGGTGCATCTGTTGGCTACACATATGATCCGATTATTGAGTCTATAAGCAATGCTATTAAGTTTCGCGGTGAAGAAGATGAAAGCTATTTAGCATTAGAAGATATTGGCGGCTATGAAGCATATCGTGATGATTTAATGGATGCCAAAAATGCAGAACATATGGTCGAACTTAAACGTGCGATTGATGAAAACATTCAACGGCGTGACATACTTAGCAAGGCAACTTTTGGTCAGCACTTTTTTGCTGGCCTTGCTGATCCTATTAACCTTGTTGCATTACCCTTTGGTGGTGCTGGCATTGGCTTGGGTAGGGCTTTCCTAAGAGGCGGTGCATCTGTTGGAGCTTTACAAACAGGATTAGAAACAATTCGTGCGCCGTTTGATCCTGTTGGCACAAAAACAGAAATTGCATTAAATATTGGTTCAGCTTTTGTAGCTGGCGGCTTAATAAGCAGTGCTATATCTGTGCCCTCTACTAGACGAGCCAATGCTTTTGTAGCCACTAAACAGGCGTTAGGTGAAAGAGAAATAGCACATACACCAGACATTAACACAAACTATGTTAAGCCTACGCCTGATCGCCCACTGTCTCAGGTAGAAAACTACGAGATTGATGTTGTTGTAGATAACGATCCTAGAGTTATAGCAACAATGCAAAAGAATGTAGATGACATATTAGAAACTGTTACTGCGCGTAAAGCAGAGTATGACAAAGCTGTAACACCAGACGATATGAAAACGACAAAGGCATCTTTAGATGAAGCTACTGAAAGCCTTAATGTTGCACAGAAACAACTCAATGCCAGACAAGATCAGTTTAATTTATTTTCTGCTGAAAAAGCCGCGAGATCATTAGATGAAGCTGAAATTAAAAAGATAGATCAGCCCTATTCTTTGCCTAAAAACTTGTGGACTGATAGCTGGGCTTACCAGTTTGTAACAACACCAATGAAAAGACAGTTGCAAAATTCAAAAATAACTGACGAAGCTAAAAAGTTTGCCTTAGATATTGCTGGTGATAGCGGCATACTTCTAAATCTACACACAAAAGGCTTTAGAGTTGGACCTTCTGTGTATCAGAAGGCCGCTATGCGCGATGGTGAGTGGGTTCAAGTGTATGATGAGTTGCGTAACATCTATGGCAAAGAGTATGGCAAAGGCAGACAAACCATACTTGATTACAATGCCAAAGAAACTGTTGAAGGTGTAATTAAAAAAGTAAAGCGTGAAAAGAAATCAGCAAATTTCTTTGACTTTATTACAGAAGTTAATGTCATGCGGATGAAGGGTGAAGCACCAAAGTCAGAAGCCGCATCAAAAGCTATGAAGCTGTTAGATAACTACTATGAAGAATGGGAAAAACGTCTTTCATCTACTGGTCTTATAGGCAGTGTAAGCCATTACAAAAATAGGTCTATGATCCTTGATGGTGAAATAGCACAGCGTCAATCAATAGTTGATGGTCTTAAAAACAAACCTAATAGAACTGAGTTAGAAGATAGACGGTTAGCACATAATAGAAAAATGGTTTCTAAAGCAAAAAGCGAAAAAGAAAATGCTGACTTGCAAGTTGAGTCTATGAAAAATCAACGCTTAATGCCAGCAAACGAAGAAAAGTTTCATCCGCGTTATTGGAATAAAAAACATATAGAAGCTAATCGTGCTGAATTGTTTGAAATACTTAGAACATGGTATCAAAACAATCCATATGTTTATGTAATGAAAGATAACAAGTGGTCACAAGTACGCACATCTTCTAGCCCTGAGGCTGTTGCAAAAAGAGTAAACGATACTATTGATAAGATTCTTGGCATTGATGATGTTACAGCAGAGTCAGTTGCATCTTATGGCTATGGCAGATCAAAACACTTTCGTCATCGTGAAGTAGATATACCAAACAAATTGGTTGTTGATTTTATTGAGCAGAATCCAATTACAGTAATGAAAACTTACACAGCTAAGATTGCGCCACAGTACGAGTTAGCATTAAAGTTTGGTAAAAGTTTTGATGATAAGCTTGATGAAATTGAAGATGGTTTGATTGCTAACGGTTTGAGTGAGCAGGAAATAAATCGTTATATGCGGGATGTGCGCCACCTTAATGATCGTGTCCAAGGCACAGTCATTCGCAATCCAGAAGCTTTGAGTTTGAAGGCCGCTATAGTTTTGAAAGATCTGGCTATGATGAACTATCTAGGTTCTGCTGGCTTTTCAACCCTGCCTGATTTTGCCAAGATTATGATGGAACATGAAATGGGTACTATCTGGAAGTCTTTGTTTGCCACTATGGATAATGGCAAAGTTAGAATGACAGCAGAAGAAGGGCGTATTGCTGGCGAAATAATAGATATACTTAAGGGTGATGCTCACATGCGCTTTAGCGAAAACATGAGCAACAACCCTTTGAATGATGGTCTGATGTCTAAGATGCGTACTGGTTTCTTTATGCTTAATGGCGTTGCACCTATGACAACCATATTTAAAAAGATGGACGCTATGGCTAGGGGTCATACGCTTATTGATTATTCTGTAAAAGTAACTAACGGAACCGCATCTGACTTTGAAATTTCTTACTTGGCTCGTTACAACATTGGCAAGCAAGAGGCATTTGAAATAGCTAATGCTCCTTGGGATAAAACAGACAATGGTTTGTATTTGCCAAACACACGCGAATGGACTACAGGGCGGCAGGAATCTGTAAACTATATGGATCTAGGCAATGATACCATTGTGTTTAGATATGGTAGTGAGTTTAATGTTAGCCGAATTGTAACAGATATAGATGAGTATGCCGCCGCTAAAAAGAAATGGGGTTGGCCTGATTCTGATAAAACCTTTGGACAGCATGAGTATGTACACAATCAAGGCGGTGTTGTTTATTTAGATTTTACTAATGTAGAAAAAAGATTTAATTCATTTAAAAATTATCCAGATAAATATAAGGCTAATATTGATAAAAAAAGATCTACAATGAAGCCTGATGAACTAATGCACGCAGAATATTTTTTAAAGCACGCAGATAGTTTTGAAACATCAAAAGACTTTGCTGATTTTATTCTTTTGCATGAAATGTTTCATGGCAAGTTTAAGAAAAAAAAGGGCGAATCAGATGTTAATTATGAAAAACGTATTAACGATCATGCCTTAAAGCGTTTGAAAAAAGAAAAGCCAATTAGAGTTCGTAAAACAACTCAAGGTACTGTAGAAAACTTTCGTGCTTCAATGAATAGCGGCATTGGCAATACAGTTCTTATGGGTACACCAGCAGATAAACCTATTGCTGTTGATGGTGTGTTCTATGTACCTATGCACGTTGCAGAAAAGTTTGGTATGAAAGAGGACAAAAAATATAGAGGCTATGCTCGCATTGAAAACGCTTTTCTTTCTATGCCATTCCAATTCTTATCTTATAGCTTTGCCGCTTCTAATAAAATTACCGCTTCTATTGCACAGGGTCAGGTTAAAAACCGTGCTATAGCTGTTGGCGCATCTATGGGCTTGGGCTATATGAGCATGGAGCTTAAATACAAAGATTGGCAAATGAAACAAATGAGCCTTACTGATAAGGTTGCTAGATCTTTTGATGCTTCTGGTGTAGCGGCACTATACTCTGATTTGTTTTATACTTCTATGGGCATAAGTATGGCTCTTGGCGGTCCTGATATTGGTGCTGGTATTATAAAACCTAAGTTTAATCAGAAAGAAAACACACTGGATGCTATAACAGCAGTGGGTGGTGCTGGTCCATCATATGCTGTTGATGTAGGTAGAGGTGTTGCAAAGTTTTTAGGTGGTGATTATGGCGAGGGTAGTGCTGATTTGTTACGCAGACTACCATTTGCACAATTACATTTCTTGAAAGACACTACAAATGAAACAGCAAGAGCGTTTGCTGGAGGACGCTATTAATTGTGAGTTGAGCCATATCCACATGAAAGGTAGGATCTAGCCATGACTATTAACTTATCAGACAATACGCCACGCGTATCATACACCGTAGCACAGGGAGCAACGCAAACTTCCTTTACGGTTTCGTTTGAGTTTTTTGCTAGTGCTGACCTAAAGGTTTATGTAGATGGCACCCTTAAAACGCTAACAACACATTACACTGTAAGCGGTGGCAATGGATCTACAGGCGCGGTTGCAATAAGCGTTACAGGCGCAACAGGCGGTAGCACAGTAGTTATAACCAGAGACATTGCACTTGAACGCACTACTGACTTCCCAGCACAGGGTTCGTTTCAGATAGCAACTCTCAACACGGAACTCGATAAAATAACAGCGCAATTTGCTGACCGCAAAGATGACGTTGATCGCTCATTAAGGCTAGAAGATAGCGATTCCGCAGTAGCTATGACTCTGCCACTCAAAGCATCCAGAGTAGGAACGGTTCTAGGTTTTAACGCATCTACTGGCGCACCAGAAGCAGGACCAACCATTGCTAATGTTAATTCTTTATCTGCAATTACAGCTAACATTAACACTGTTGCTGGCATATCAGCCAATGTAACTACTGTTGCTGGCATACAAGCTAATGTGACAACGGTTGCTGGTATTAGTTCGGCAGTTTCTAGCGTGGCTGGGGTTGCTTCATTAATAACATCAGACTTTGTATCTGATTTGAATACACTAGCAACAAGTGCAATCGTTGCAGATTTAAATATTTTAGCTACTACAGATGTAGTTAGCGATCTGAACACTCTTGCTACAAGTGACATTGTTAGTGACTTAAATAAACTAGCTACAGATGACATTGTTAGCGACCTCAATACATTAGCTACAACAGACATTGTTAGCGACTTAAATACATTAGCAACATCTGATATTGTCACTGACCTAAATTTATTGGCAACAAGTGCTATAGTTGAAGATTTAAGTTTACTTGCTACAAGCTCTGTTATTGCTGACATGGCGTCATTGGCTGGTAGTGGTGCTAATCCAAATATTACCACTCTTACAGCAAGTGGTGAAATAGCGGCGGCTTCATTAGACATAAGTGGCAATGTAGATGTAGATGGCACATTAGAAGCTGATGCCATGACTCTAAACGGTACAGCTATAACAGCCACTGCTACGCTAGACACAGGCATATCTAATAACAATGTGCCTAAATTCACTAGCGGCGTTGCAGACGATGATTTTTTGCGTGTAGCTGGCACTGCTATTGAAGGCCGATCAGCTTCTGAGCTTTTATCAGATATTGGTGCGGCAACGGTTGATGACGCAACCGCACTATCGCTCGCACTAGGATAAGGAGAAATAAATGGCTAACACTTTTAAAGTAGTATCGCATGATGTAATGCCAGCATCATCAGGTACGCCAGAAGCGTTATACACAACGCCAAGTTCAACAACGACGGTTGTGATTGGCCTGACGGTTGCAAACATACACACAGCCCAAGTTACAGCATCTGTAAAGCTGGTTTCAGATACGTCTGGCGGTGGCCGTGCGGCAACAAACACAACCACGTTTCTTGCAAAAGATATACCCATACCAGTCGGCTCATCCGTTGCGCCTTTAGTTGGAAAAGTAGTGCTGGAAACAACTGACGTAATTCAAATTGATTGTTCAGTAGCTGATAAAGTTAGCGTGACCATGAGCATTATGGAGATAACCTAATGACAACGACAACGCCATTCATAGGCAAGTCTGGAGATCAGTCTGAGTATGCGGCTGTAATCCGTCAGAATGAACAGTCTGTGGTGTCATCATTGCAAATTGATGCAACCAACAACGCTATGTCTGTGGGGCCTATATCTGTAGCTTCTGGGGTCACTGTCACGATTGCTGACGGTGGTACATGGGTGATCGTATGAGTACGTTATTAGCAGATACAATTAGAAAAACTGGTGGTAGTTCTGGCGTAGATATAAGAATTAAAAATAATTCTGTGTATGAGTCAGAAGGCGGCACAAGTGTTACTCAAAATATGGTGCAAAGTCTAAACAAGGGCTGGGCATCTGTACAAAAATATTCTTCTAATATTAGCGTTTTTGACTCACTCAATGTTTCGTCAGGAGTCGATGATGGCGTGGGTCACACTACCCTAAATTGGTCAAACAATATGTCAGCGGCTGGGCATTATGCGGCTGGTGGAATGTCATCTGACCAAAATTATATGTGTGCTAATCAAGGTAGAACTGCGGCGGCAGGAACTGCTCTTACTACTTCCAGTGGTGCATTTTCTACAGTTAGTGATGCTGGCGCAGACAAAGATTCAAATGTGAATCTTATGGTGATTATGGGAGACCTAGCATGAGTGAGATAAAGACAGACAAACTCACTGGCACAAGCACCGCTGGGTCTATCGTTGTGACAGGCGAAGGTAATAGCACGACCACTAATCTTCAACAGGGGCTGGCGAAGGCGTGGGCAAACGGGACGGCGACAGCCACTGTAAACGATAGTTTTAACGTATCTGCCGGAACTGACCACGGCACAGGAGATTACACGCTTACTGTCACCAATAACTTTACTAGCGTTAATTATGCAATGACAGCTACAGGCAGGGGTAATACCGCTGGACATATTGTCACGAGAAATGTCGCAAGAGGTGCGGCGGGTACGCTTGCTGTAGAGATAGAAACAGATGCAGGTACAGCAGGAGATTTTGCATTTGATTGTAACGTTCACGGAGATTTAGCGTAATGGCGAACGGAAAAATTAAAGCAGACCAGATAGAACACAGCACCGCAGGGTCGCTGGATACGCAGTACGTTGTGAATGGTAGTGCGAAGGCGTGGTCTCAAGTAAAACAGACAGACACCTTTGCTGTAAACGATTCCTTTAATATCAGTTCTGGGGTTGACCAAGGTACAGGCATTGCCCGAATGAATTTATCTACATCTTTTGCTAACACAACTTTTTCTGGTCATTGTACAAATGATTCTTCTGGGTGGGGTCACAACGGATGTATAGATGATATAGCAACTTCTCGTTATGATATGTATCAGATGCAGACAGATACGACAGGAGCCGCTGATACCCCTAGAACTCAATCGGTAGCATTTGGAGACTTAGCCTGATGCAGACACCTAACTTCAAAGGCACACACCTATTCGACCGACTATGTTGGGCAAAGGAAAATCTTGAGCCAATACAGTGTGACTATCGCGTGGTCTATGAAGATAGCGTGGATGGCTGTGCAAAAATACTTGTTCCTGATCCTAACTTTTGTGCCGCTTTTGTTAATGGCGGCATCATCCCAAAAATAGAAAATTATTGGGCTTTGGCAGACGATGAAGCAAAGCCAGATTTTGTAAAGCACACTCGCGGTTACTTACTGCATGAAACTGAACCGATGCCAGCAGGAACGCTTGAGGAATGTATCGAATTTCTAATTATGAAAGACTGCCCACAATCCGTATGGAAAGAGTGGGATAGCGGCAATAAGCCTAAGATGGTTATCTGCCGCAAAGATCAGCTTCCAGCTACAAGAGAGTGGCGCAATGCTTGGAAGATTTCAGAAGAACTAGCCACTGATGAAACAATAGCCGCGTAGGAGAAACCTAATGGCAACAACATATATTGTAGATAAAGACGGAAACCAAGCAGATGCCTCTGCCGTCACAAAACCCTCTAATCGCCACTTCCGTAATGCGTGGTCACTTTCTGGCACAGTCATCAGTGAAGATATGACCAAAGCAAAAGAAATCTTTAAGGACAAGATTCGTGAAGTGCGTGCGCCTTTGCTTGATGCAGAGGACGTAGTGTATATGAAAGCCCTTGAATCAAGCGATAGTTCTGCACAGTCAGCATCGGTAACTAAGAAGAACGCACTGCGTGACGCACCCGCCGCATCAGCTATTTCATCTGCAAGCACCATTGCGGAATTGAAGGCGGCTTGGGATACAAGCGTTCTTGGCGATAGCCCATACGCATAATGAGCAAGCCAACAGCCGCATCTGTACAGGCACAGATCGATACACATGAAGCAGTTTGCGCTGAACGCTGGAAAGAAACCATTCTGCGTATAAAGCGTATTGAACACATTATGATTGGAACTGCTGGTACAATTATTATCTTGCTTATAGGCATAATAGTAAATGGATGATTCATGTATTCCTTCTGTTTGTCTTTATTGGATCGCAGGGTGACAAGCAATTAGTTAGCAATGATATGTATTTTAAATCGCTAGATGATTGCACATGGTACGCACAAACCCTTCACAAACAGGGATCACAGATAACAGCTTATTGTCTACCAGCTATTGTAGATAAAGATACAAAGGTGTACTGATGGAACCCATTTCTACTGCACTTGCTGGGATTGCTCTGGTTAAAGGGGCTACTGACGCTATAAAAGCGGCTATTGGGACTGCAAATGACATCAGTGAAATCGCTGGATATATCGACAATCTGTTTGATGGTCAAGCACAAGTAAATAGAGAGCGTAATAAACGATCTGGTGTTGGTGCTATGGATGGCATTGGCGGCGTAGCATCTGAAATGATCGACGCTAAGTTAGCTCAAGAAAAAATGTATGAAGTATCAATGTTGGTTGACTTGCGTTTTGGCAATGGTACTTGGAAAAGTATTGTTGAGGAACGAGCCAGACGCATACAAGCTCAAAAAGAACGTGCTAGACAAGCGGCCTTAGAAAAAGCGGCACAACGAAAAGAAATTTTTGATGGCTTGACTATGCTGTTTTATCTAATCATGGGTGTTTTGTTTGTTGGTTTAATTGTTCTGGTTGCTTTTAAAGCTAGTGCGTCTAATCCTAAAATGACAACATGCCGCTTGGCACATACCGAAGTAATAAGCAAAGATGAAGTCATTTGTTTTTATCAAGGCGCAAATAACACACAAGAACAGCACACATCATCACTGCACATAGGTTGCTCACGTTCTTATCAATGTGAATATAACCCTAGACCTTCTGGCTACTCTCTAAAGGGTACGTTAGATAGCATAAAGGATGCGTTAAAATGAGTGTAGAAACATTTCTAAGATGGAAGATACTGCCCCGATTAATGATGTTTGTGATGACAGTTATGTACATCAGAGTTATTGAATGGGGCATTAGCCTAGATGATTTAACTACACAGCAAAGCGCAATGATAAGCGTTGTTTCTGGTGCAATGACAGGGGCTTTCGCAGTCTGGTTAGGCAGTGAAAAATGAAACAGACCGCCACAAAACTAAACGAAGCAAGTGAAATAACAATTCCTTTGCGTAATCTTATTAGTATGATTGCGTTTACTGCTGTTTCTGTTTGGGTTTATTTCGGGCTGACAGAACGGATTAGTTTTCTTGAGCATAACCTTGAGCTTACTATGCAAGAGGTTGAAGAAAATGATAATTGGATAGATGATTTTGAGCCACCTAAATCTGTGCAAGATACTGTGGCAAGGGTACATGATCTTGAGATTGAGTTAGCAAAATTGAAATTATCAATGGAGTTAAATAAATGATACAGGCACTGATACCGATTGTGGGTAACTTGGCTGGCTCTTGGTTACAGGGCAAGGCTGATGAGAAGAAAGCCACCAGTGAAGCCAAGGTAGCCAAGGCCAAAGCAGAAGCAGAGGTAATGAAGGTTGCCGCTACGCATGAAGCTGGCTGGGAAAAGATCATGGCTAAGTCTAGCGACAATAGCTGGAAGGATGAAGCGTGGACTATATTGTTTATAGTTATAATTGCTATGTGTTTTATTCCATTAACCCAGCCTTATGTTGAGCGTGGGTTTGATGCTTTATCTGCTACACCAGACTGGTTTCAGTATGCGGTTTTTGCTTCAATAGGTGCCTCATTTGGAATCCGTGGGCTAAAAGGATTTAAAAAATAAGATGAGGTGACAAACCCCTTTGATCACCCCATCCATGTATATATTAGTTGAGGATTAAAAAAATGAACATAGATATATTGCGTCAGGAAATATCTGATGATGAGGGTTGTGTTAATTCTGTGTATTTAGATCATTTAGGTCTGGAAACTTGTGGTGTGGGTCATCTAATTTTGGAAGGTGAGCCTGAGTATGGTCAGCCTGTAGGTACAGATGTCTCTGAGGAACGTGTGCGTCAGCTATTTGCGCTGGACATTGCTGTAACTATAGAAGATTGCAAGATACTCTACCCGACATGGGATAGCATGAGTGATGAACTACATCACATTCTATGCAATCTCATGTTTAATATGGGTAGGCCGCGCATGTCTAAGTTTAAGAAATTTATTGCGGCTGTAGAAGCAGAGGATTATGAAACTGCTGGGGCTGAGTTAAAAGATAGTAGATACTATAAGCAAGTAACCAATAGAGCAGATCGTTTGATTGCTAGACTTGAGTTGTTGGCGATCCCTATTTAGGTCGCGGATGAGCAGAATGGTACGACTGCTCACCCGCTATGCGATAGGGAGAACCACCTAACTATCGCAGATTAGAATGGTATATCATCATCAATCTGTTTGCTAGATGGTTCATCTTGCGACTCTGCCTCTGCTTCTTGTTTCTTTTGCACCTCTGAAACTCTGAGTGACATATAGGCATTGTCACCTTTCATTTCTTTCCATGCCGCAATGCGCCAGTCTTGATGCAGACCGTCAAGCGGTCCGCTATAATCTGGCTGTTTGTTTTCATCGCTCTTATCTTTGTTTGCAAATAGAACACCAGCGCGTTGATATACTTCGATGCGCTTACTGCCATCCTTAGACTCAGCCATGATAAGTGCTACTTGACCCTCATCACCCATGATGTTTAGCTTACCTTGCAGGATAAACTGTTGCTCTGGAAACGGCTTGAAGGCCGCGCCTCTGTTAGTGTTATCGTAATCGTTCATGCTATTTATCCTTTACTAATTTATATTGTGAAACCATACAAAAACCTCTTGGTAAATGTGGCCTTTTTAATT